CAAGTAGTTGTTGACTGTGTAGCCTTCAGGGATAGAACCGTTGTTCTTCAACGCATTAATATCATTGTCAGCAGTACCAACACGCAGTGAAGTCTCAAGCAAACGAGTTGCCGTGAACTGCAATGCAGGAGGAACAATCAACTTACGTGGCTTACCAGCGATCAGCAAACCACGCTCATCAGTCCAAGCAGCGATCTGAATAACGGCGGCTTCCAAAGAAGTCTCGTTCAAATCAGCTTGAGTAGATGGGGTGTTGCTGTTAGTACCACCGGAGATCAAAGGGTGTGATGTGCTGAACAGAGGAACGCCATCACCACCGTAATAAACGGCGGCGTTAGTGAAACCATTATTCAAAACAGCGGCGCTTTTAACCTGCTTGGTGTAAGCCATAGCACGAGCCAAAGCTTTGGTATAGCGGGCTGACAACGAGTCATACAAGTTGTCTTCCACTGCTTCTTCCGTGATGGAGAAGCCCAAAGCGATAGTTTCGTGTGTGTAACGAGCCGTGAACGCTTCTTGCGCATTGTCGTAAGCGATGGCAGAGCCCTCGTTCTTAACAGGTGCGGCAGAAAAGCCAGACAGTTTCGTCTCTTCTTCAAATGAACGCTCTGAAGTTTCGGTTTCATAAATTTCTTTATGTTGCTCACCGTAACGAGCGTACTCCATACCAAACAAAGCGTTTAGACCGGGAAGAAGTTCTTTAAGTAGCTGTGCGCGTGAAATAGCCATGATTTACGCTCCTTATATGCCAGTAGAGTTATTGTACTGGTGCATAGTCGCGTTGATCTTGACGATAAACTCAACAAATGTATCAGCGCCTGTTGCTGTCTCACGAACCACATCAATGATGCGGATAGGCAGCGTATTGGTAGTAGTTTGAGTGCCTTCATCAATTGCTACTTGGGAGTTACCAGAGACGGTAGACCCAGCGTTTTGAATCAAAGCAATGTTACTACCAATAGCAGCAATGCCCATTCCGGCCACAGTTGTGGTTGCAGAACAAGAGACTACTTGGAACAGCGTATCAGGATCATCAGCGACCACAGCAAAGATTTTACTCCCCGATTTGATAGCTTGACTTGCTGGATAAAACTGTTGAAACTGAACTTGGCCAGTTGAGCCGTTGGTAAAACTTACACCCAAAAACACACCGCAAGGCGTGGCAGTTGCTGTGCCAGCGTCTAACTCGATTGTTCCTGATGTAATACGCTTTACCAAATCACCATAGAAAATGCTAGTGGCATAACCGCTTGCAATTTCCATCTGACGGGTTGCACCCGCAAATACCTGTCCACCTATTAGGTTTACAGGCTTTAGACCGTAAGGGGCCGAGACTGTAGGATAAGCCATTTAAGACTCCTATAAATTTAAACACCAGAACCGAAAGTAACCTTAGTTTTTCTCTCTGAAAAAAGAGGCATCCTAGGATCATTTTCACGAAGGAAATTGTTATCTACCGAGTCAATCTGAGACTTATTTTGCTTGTCGTAATAATCGGCACGCTGTTTTAAGAACTCTTCAGGGATACGGCACAATAACAACCCACCAATCTCAATACCGCCTTTAAAGCGGCCCTCAACGGTGGCGTGCATCATAAGCTCGGGATAATCTTCTGCTTTGCAGGGTTCGTATCCTTCACGTAACTTAGAAGAAATATTACTAGGATCAGCCACACCCATTGTGCTAATGCGAACATACCTGTGCTTCCAACCGGGACGGTCTTCAGGCATAGGCAATGTCTCAGGCGGACGCCACGCTTCAGGGCGTAGAGTTACTGCACGAGTGTCTAGCTCACGAGCTAAACGATTTTGGGGTTTTCCAGACGGTTGAGCTTGATCCATTATTCACCTCTTCTTAGTTGAGCAACCTGTTTAGCGTATTCTTCCAAAGGCACCCCAAGACGGCGAGCAATCGCTGCTTCAGATGCCTTCAGCCTAATACGATTAGGTGGAGTGCTGCGGGAGGCGGGTGCCACCACGTTAGCGGGCTTTGTTGCACGGCGTTGGGTTTCACCCTCGTAAGCCGGTTCTGATACCTTTTTAGAAGAAGTATCATCTTCATAGCTCTGGGTATCATCTTCATAATACTCAGGAAATCGTCTACGCATTGTAGAGTCTACTCGCTTGTAGTAATCATCAGACCCCACAAAGTCAGCACCTTCTTCCTTAGCCAGCTTCTGATGCAACCCGAGGGCGGAAGCTGTCATTTCAGGATCAGTGCCAAACCAAGTGTTTTTCTGCATCCACCGCTGATCGCGCTGTGACACATTAGGCTGATCTGTACTACGTTGTTGTGTTTGTACACTTTTTTCTTCGGCTTGTAAAGGCCTCATGTTTTGAACTTTATCCAAGTTCAATGTCGCCCGTGAAACCTCTGCCTGTGCATCTACCACAGCATCAGAATCTCCAGACTCAAAAGCCTCTTTGTATTTCTTTTTGGCATTACCAAATTCCATTTCAGCGGAATTTTTTGACTGCTCAATATACGCTATTGACCCAAGCTCAACTTGTTGCTGTAGCCTGCGGTTTTGATCCCACAATTGTTTAGTCATCTTCTCAGCCGCCTCGCGCTCCCGAAATGCTTCCTCTTTAGCGCGGCGCTCATCGTGGTATCCCCGTGTAAATTTCTTTAAACGAGTTTGGACTTTCTCGTCATAAGAGGCGAGCTCATCCTCGGTAGGGTCTTCGGGTGGAGAATCGTCGGGCTTACGGCCACGATCCCTACGAGGCGTATCGTCTTCGATTTCCACCTCAACGCTATCGTCTTCTCTTAATTTACCCTTAGCTTCTTCGGTTTCATGAGGAAATTTAAATTCCTCGTCTTTTAACTCAGCTTGTGCCATGTGTTAGCTCCTTTACGATGCACGCGAAATACCACGCGGGTCTTCCACTACCGCTTCAACCGAATCATCATTAATGATGCGGAATTCACGTCCGTGGATTTTCAGGCGAGTTCCTGAATTGGGGCGGACGACGACAAAGTCACCTTCCTTGCACGAGGGGCCAGAAGGGAACCGGCTCTCATCTTTGTAACAGTCAGGGCCAAGCTTCACCACAAACAGCACTGGGGACAGCACTTCTTCGTAGTGAATGGTCTGGTTAGATTTAATTAACGCACTGTCTTCAAACTCTTCGGACGCGTCAGGTATGACACAAAGCATCATGAACCTTTTCGGATCCGGCAACTGCTTAGCTTTTTGTTCAGGCGTCTTATTTAGAATACCCGACAGGTCTACCGCAGCGACATCAAAATCAGTCATTACTAGTCTCCATTTTTTGCACGAGGTCTTTGACAAAATTTTCTGCGTGAGTCAGACCCCGGATGATCCCGCAGACATGACGGTACTCGTCGAAGTTTTTAGCACCTCCTCCATTGAGGAAGGTTTGTTGATCGCTTCGGAGTTTGTCAATCTCTTTAGCGATATGCGCCAGTAGTTTGTAGTCGTTCAACGTTACTCCTTCTTGGGTTTTTGAGACGTTCTTTGCGCCATTTGTGAGGCCATCTGAGCGCGACTTTTGGCAATATCAACGCCAATTTTTGCCCCCTCAAGCATCTGCTGTTTCTGGAGCTTGTCTTTTGCAGCGGCAGCACTTGCACCAACTTGCATGGCCGCGATTTCTTTCTGAGCCGCAATGCGTGACTCTTCAACCCTGATTTGGTCAGCCTTCGCTGCCGCATCAACCTGCTGCTTTTGAACTTTAAGCTGCAACTCTTGCATCTTGATTTGGAGTTCTGCCTGCTGCATTTGAATAATTGGATCTTGTGCTTGTTGCTGGATCTGCTGCTGCGCGGCCTGTGCTTGAGCTTGCTGGGTCATGCGGGTAGACGCTTGTGCAGCCAACTGTGCAACTTGCGCGGCCACTTCTGGAGTCATGTTTTTTTCTTGCTCCTCAGTAGGCAACAAGAGGCCAACTGTCTGCTCAACTTCTTTGCGGTATGCAAACGCCAAGTGCTCGTTGATGTGAGCCATCATTGCACCCATGATTGCCTGACCTTGTGGAGTCTTCTGAACAAGACCCATGATCTTGGGGTTCTGTAGCATTGACGTATGTACAGCAATGTGGGCTTGGTGATCCTGCTCAATGAACACCTTCATAGGTTTGCCGGTCAGAGCGTTCTGGTTCTCCTGCACTGGGTCTGTAGCCGTGGCATCGTCCTCAATAGGAATCAACTTGGATGCGTTTTTAAGGCCCAACACCTCAATCATCTGGCGGTGGAGCAGCGGCAAGTTGTAGAGTTGTGGTGCTGTCTGCGCGAGTTGCAACGCAGCCTGATACTGAACAATCTTCTGCGCCATTGTTGCGGCGTTTGGATCACTCACAGGGATCACAGCGACCATGTCGTAGTCAGACTTCTTGGCACGGCGTGAGCCATCGACCGGCTCGTAGTCGTACTCTTCTGGTGTGTAGTCAGCAATGATGGCCTTGAGTAACTTAAACTCTTGCTTCATGCTGAAGTGCATACGAGCTTGTACCGCGCCCATTACTTTGAGTGTGCGCTCAAGAATAGCCAACGTAGTGCCCACGGGCGCCTGCGCACTCATGTCGCTGACCTTCATGTCCCCTGCGGACGCAAACTGCCTGCCTTCCTGCACAATATTCTGGAACAGAGTGTAGAGAACTTGACTTGGCTCTTTGTACGGCAGCGGCAAGATGTTGTCCCGGATCGAGCCACTTGGCACATCCACATCACGGAACTCACCGGGCGCAATCGGAGTGTCATCACCCTTAATCCGAAGTCCGCGTGACTTCAGACCACCGGGCAAGTTACTCAACGTACCCGCATCAACAAGCTGCCGGATGAGCATGGTCGCGCTCTTGGCATATCCGCCGATAAGGTGAATGAGGCCATACCCATAGAACCCAAACCCCGGAATGTACTGGTAGTGAACAAAGTGCTGGCGCTTTAAATGAAGATCATCACCCTCATACCAATTACGTCGGATGGCAAGAATCTTAGTCGTAGCCTTTTCAACCGTTACAACATAGGGCAGCGCGATACCCGTCATCTCGCCATCTTTGTCTTCGTGTTCATAGCCTTCTAGATCAAGATCAACGTGCATCTCAAGTATCCTGTACCTGTCGTCCTGCACCGCTGACATGCCCGTCTCTTCGTTCTTCTGCTTCTCAATATCATCAAGCTCATTGGACGGCTCACCCAACTCCACGTCGCTGTAGAACCCAGCTTCTTGCAGCTTGATAATCTCGTTTTCAGTCTTACGCATCACGTGCGTAACGCGCTCGGCTCGCTCTAAGTTAGACGCGCCATAGGGAACAACGATGTCTTCTGCGGGAATAAACATTGCAACCTGACGGCCAATACTCGGGTCGTAGTAGACCTTCTTAAATGCTGAACCCGCAAGTGGCAAATTCCACAGCAGCTTTTCATGCTCCGGGCGATACTCCACCATCACATCAGTCAGCTGGTAGTTCATGTCCTCCCGCACGCGAGTCGATGCCTCTTCTTTCTCAGGCGTATCTTTGCCAAGAATCTGCGTCTTTACGGGGCCAGCGGCGGGGAATGTCTCCATGATCCCCTCACTTTGAAACCGCACAACAGACTCAGTAAGCATCGGATGGAACACACCACAAGCACCAGCCCACGGCTCAGTTCTTTCCTCGTACTTCAGACCCAACAACTTTAGACCGTCAACATAGGTTTTGATCCAGTCTTTGCGGTCGCCAATATCTTTATCAAAGTTCGACACCAACTCAGAACCAAGAGTGCCCAGCACACTGTCGCTAATGTAGTCAGCTAAGTTAGCATCAAAATCATCTTCGCCTTCATTTCCGGGTTCTAGTTCAATCTCAATACCACCCATAGCAATACGCACGCCTTCAGGATCCTCAATCTCTATCTCAATAGCAGAGGCCATATCGTCCTCAATACCCAAGGGGGCTGCGTACAAACCTTTGTCTATTGAATTCGTTGCCATTTTTTAATCCTTAAACTGTATAGAATCGATCACGACGGCTTCTCTTGAAATAAACTTGTTCTATTTCCTCATCAGATTCCAGCCGAATAAACCCGCCGCGCCGGTAACGCAGCAACGCTTGACTCATAGAGTCTACCAAATCGTCGTGCTCACCCGAAGGAAAACTTGCAACTTCCTCAATTAACTCTTCCGCCCAATGCGTATTGGGCACCCACACATGTCCAGATGCAAACATATCGGCTACCGCATTAAGACGCGCTATCTTGTCATTGCCTTTGGTGGGCGTGTACTCCTGAACCGGAATCCCCATCGCCCTTAACTCAAAAATCAAGGGAGATCCCGCAGCCTTAGCCTCAACAATCAAAGAATCAACCTCCCATTCGTTGTATTCCTGAAACGCCCGCTGTTTAAGCTCTGGAAACTCCATTCGTTTCTTAAAAGCATTGAGCAAAATGATGTTGGCCCGGTTAACACCCTTGTCATCATCATGATAAAACACACCCCAAGTCGTACAAGCAGAATAATCCGCCCGCTCCGTCTTCAAAAACGCCGTATCCCACGATTGAATGATGAATTCACAACTCGGAGGATCGTCATAGTCCCAAATCTTCCACCACTCCCGCTTAATAATCGCAGAAACGTCCGAAGTGGGCTGCTGCATGTACTGCGCTTGCCACTTACTAGACGGCAACTCCGCCCTTAACGCCTCCAACTCCTTAATATCCCAGAATTCCGGCCACATTGCATTACCCGAAGGCAAAATTGCAGGAAATTCAATCAATTCCCACTCCTCTCCCGACCTCTGAGCACTCGCCTTTAAAAC